TGCTGGACCTTACCGGCCTTCAGTCCACCGCAGCCGGGGATATTATCGGCAAGAACGGCTCGGGTGTGGCATATATTGGTCAGATTACGACGGCCAACTCGGGTGTCGTTTTCGGCGTTACGATGGAGTGTTTTGAAACTCCAGCGGGCGGCGATCCCGATGTTGACCTCTACTCTGCCACGGAAGCAACTGGCGTGGAGGACAGCCCCATCAGTGGTCTAACGGAAACCCTCATCATCAACGCAGGTGATGCTGCCGTTGGTACGCGTGTGGCGGGCGGTACTATTGTTGCCGACCAGTACCTGTATTTGGTTGCAGGCGCTGCCACTGACGCTGCATACACCGCAGGCCGTTTGGTAATCACCATCTTGGGCTATGACGTAGCCTCGTAAGGAGTGAGTTATGGCAGATACCGTTGCGTCTCAAATTATTGACGACGGTCCGAAATATTCGGTAATGAAGTTTACCAACGTTTCGGACGGCACGGGCGAAAGCGCCGTGGCAAAAATAGACGTGTCGGCTCTGGAAAATAGCGCAGATGGCGACGCCTGTACGGGCGTCGTCATTGAGCGGATTTGGTGGCAGTGTATCGGTATGAAAGTACAGATACTGTGGAACGCCACTACAAACTTGTTCTGTATTGAACTGGGTGAAAACCAGAGTGGCTCTCATGATTATACGGTGTTTGGGGGCCTTACAAACAACGCGGGCGACGGTAAAAACGGCGACGTTTTGTTCACCACAGTTGGCGCTACTTCCGCAGACACATACACGGTGATTATGTGCCTCCGTAAAAAGTTTGGTTAAACTGGTTAAACTGGTTAAAGGTTGGGGCGCGGCTGAAATACAATAGTCGCGCCCTCCCCCTTAAACAAACGGAGGTCAACCTCTGATGGCCACTGCAAAAAATGTTACGCGGACGCCTTCCGGCCGAATAAAATATCGCGGCGAAACGTTTGCGGGGTTTAACAAACCAAAACGTACGCCGGGTAAAAACAAAAAAAGCGCCGTTTTGGCTAAGAAAGGGACTGAGATCAAGTTGGTTCGTTTCGGCGACCCAAACATGTCCATTAAAAAAGACCAGCCCAAACGTCGAAGCAACTTCAGGGCTCGACATTCTTGCGACACCGCGAAAGATAAATTTTCCGCAAGGTACTGGTCCTGCAAAGCTTGGTAAAATTGTAAGGAGTAGGGAATGGCCCTAGCTTTTTTGACACCTTCTTTGGATACGGAACAAGCGGTGCATCAAGAGCTGCTAGATTGGTCTTCCAAAGTTTTGGCTAAAGCTAGCCCTCATTTCAACGGCCTTCCGCCGTGCCCTTACGCCCAACAAGCTTGGATATCCAACAGTGTTTCCGTCTTGTTCAAATACGAAAACAACAAGCAAGGCCTATACAGCACGATTTCCCGATTTGACGATTTGTTTGACCTCGCCATAATTGTAGACTTTAAGTTTGACGAAGACCCCAAAGTTTTTCACGATTATCTCGATCAAATGAACGACGTCATTTCGGAAGGAATGTTTATAGACCGAGACATGTGGGTTATGGGTTTTCACCCGCATGATGAGGAAAGCGAGTTTGTGCAGGACGTAGACTTTAAACCCCGCTTAGAGACAGAATATGCAATGATTTTTGTTCAGCGCTTGTCTAAGCTGCAAGAGGCAGCAGACAAGCTGGATAAAAAAGGTTATTATAACGTATACGACGGTCAATATAACGCCCGTGAAATCTATGAAAAACGGGAACGCTTTCACAGGAGCTTGAAAAATGGCTATAAAACCTAAACGATTTAGCGCAGGCGGTTCTGTAGTTGATATAGGGGCGGCGGCGGCGAAGAGATACCCGCCTTCCGACGCGGACACAACTACGGGTGATCCCGATTCCGATATAGGGGGCCGGATTGAGAAGGCCAATACACCGCCGGAAGGTCTCCCAAAACCGCGCAAGAAACCGGTTAAGAAGATGCGCGGCGGCGTGGTTAAGAAGATGCGCGGCGGCGGCATGGTTAAGAAGATGCGCGGCGGCGGCATGGTTAAGAAGAAATAGCCAACCCTTTCGCATTGGTTTTGTAGGGGCTTAGAAATGGCCACGTCCGGCAGCAAAGATTTTGAGTTAGACGTCTCGGAATACATCGAAGAGGCGTTTGAACGTTGCGGTTTTGAGGTTCGTACCGGTTACGACCTCAAGACCGCAAAGCGTTCGTTAAATTTGTTGTTGGCGGATTGGGCCAACCGCGGACTTAATCAGTGGACCATCAAACAACGCTCTGTAACCATGGTTCAGGGTGATGGCGAATACGCTTTAGGCGAAGACGTTATCGACGTTTTGTCTGTGGTTGTCCGCCGAGACAGCACGGATTACTCGCTAGGCCGTCTTAGTCGTGACAACTACCTAACCATTCCAAATAAAACCACCCAAGGTCGGCCCAATCAATTTTTTGTGGATCGTCAAGTCAATCCAAACCTCAAAATTTGGCCCATTCCGGACAACAGCACGGATGTTATTTACTACGACGCGTTGACCCGAATGGACGATGCCGACACGTTTGTAAACACCATGGACATTCCGTTCCGGTTTTATCCATGTTTGGCAGCAGGCTTGGCTTACTACCTGTCTTTGAAACGAGCCCCGGACCGCGCTCAGCTTCTAAAGGCTGTTTATGAAGAAGAGTTCCAACGCGCCGCAGAAGAAGACCGGGACAGAGCTTCCTTTAACGTTGCACCTAAGTATGACTACTACGGGGGCCGTTAATGGCTAAATTTGCAACAGGAAAGGACTCCTGGGCGATCTGTGATCGTTCCGGGTTCCGTTATCCTTACCGGATTATGAAAAAAGAATGGAACGGCCTTTTGGTGGGTCCGGACCAGTATGAGCCCAAACACCCCCAACTAGGCCCGTTCCGTAAAGTCTCTGACCCCGAGGCTTTAAAAAACGCTAGGCCCGACAAAGTGGAGCCTTTGGACGTTTACGTTGGTCTACCTTTGATCGAAGACCCTAACCTGCGGCCTTGTCCGGGTTTTGGTCAAGTCGGCCAAGTCACGGTGAGCACGCCATGAGTTTTACATACGACGGGCTAAAAACGGCGATTCAAGATTATACGGAAAACGACGAGACGTCTTTCGTAAACAATCTTCCAGTATTTATTCGTTTGTCCGAGGAGCGAATATTAAAGAATGTTCAGCTTAGTTTGTTTCGAAAGAACGTTAGCGGGACTCTGACGGCCTCCAACAAATATTTGGCCGCTCCGTCGGATTTTTTAGCGCCTTTTTCGTTGTCTTTTGTGGACTCTGGTGGAGATCACGAGTTCCTCGACTTCAAAGACGTGGACTATGTGCAAACTTTTAATCCCGCCGCTTCGACAACGGGAGACCCGCGGTATTATGCCGTTTTTGACGTAAACTTCTTTATTCTTGGTCCCACGCCGAGTGCAAACTCAACGACTGAATTGCATTATTTTTATCGCCCCGTCAGTCTTACGGCAGGGGCGGGCAGCGGAACTACGTGGCTCAGTGAGAATGCGGAGTTAACCTTGTTGTATGGAAGCCTTATCGAAGCGTATTTATACATGAAGGGGGAGCCGGACCTTATGGCTCAGTACGAGAAGCGGTTTGCGGAAGCCCTTACGGGACTTAAAATGTTTGGTGAGTCAAAAGAAGTTACGGATCAATACCGTACCGGAATGTTGATTAGGCCGAAACAATGAATGTAGCGCCGATGCACGCTAACCCCGCGTCTAATTTTGACGTTGCCGTGCACACTACAAACAATCGCGGATTTACTCCCGAGGAAATTGCAGAACGGTGCGCCGATAAAATCTTATCCGTGTCGGAAACTGCGCCCGTTGCAATTCGGGATCAAGCTCACGTTTTTCGTACAAGAATGGTTAAACTTCTTACCTTTTACTTGGGCGAGGCGGCAAAAAACGACCGCACCACTGTTTTTAACGCCCTTATGGACGCCGGTCATCCCGACCTCGCCGAACTAATTAGGAGACTGTGATATGGCTTTTAGCGGAAACTTTATGTGTACTTCTTTCAAAAAAGAGCTGATGCTGGGCGCACACGATTTTGACGCCTCTTCGGGGGACACGTTTAAAATTGCTTTGTATACGTCGTCGGCCACGCTTAATGCCGCTACAACCGCGTATGCTACTACCAACGAGACTAGCGGAACGGGATATACCGCAGGAGGCGGGGTACTTACTGCGGTAGACCCTACCACTTCGGGAACTACGGCGTTTGTGGATTTTGCGGACGAGACGTTTTCTAGCGCAACCATCACCGCTCGCGGGGCTCTGATCTATAATACCACGCCGAATACGACTTCGATTGCGTTGACCAATCCGTCCGTTATTGTATTGGATTTCGGTAGCGACAAGGCGTCCACTTCGGGAGCGTTCACCATTGTGTTCCCGACGGCAGACGCAAGTACGGCGATTATTCGGATCGCATAAATGTCTGACGCCACCGTTTTTTTTAAAGGCTGGAACTCTTCTTCCGGAGGATGGGGGGACGGGGCCTGGAACGGCGAGGCCGCGCTTCCGGGAGCGACCTCTGCGGTAACTTCGGTAACTGTTACCGCAAACGCAAACGCGCCTGTCACGGGGTTGTCGGCGATTTCCGCCGTAGGCTCAGTAACTGTTACCGCAAACGCAAACGCGCCTGTCACGGGGTTGTCGGCGATTTCCGCCGTAGGCTCAGTAACTGTTACCGCAAACGCAAACGCGCCTGTCACGGGTTTGTCGGCGGTTTCCGCCGTAGGCTCAGTAACTGTTACCGCAAACGCAAACGCGCCTGTCACGGGTTTGTCGGCGGTTTCCGCCGTAGGCCCCGTACTTGTTTGGGGGACGATTGTCCCCAGTCAAAATCCAGGGTATAGTACCGTGTCACCGACACAGACGCCGTCGTACAGTACGGTGTCCCCGGCACAGACGCCCGACTGGAATGAAATAGCCGCATAGGGTAATAAAATGCCAAGCACCTACACTTTAAATAACGGCATCACTTTAATTGCCAGCGGAGAAGCCTCTGGAACCTGGGGCGATACCACTAACGTAAATCTATCCCTTTTGGACACGGCGCTAGACGGCCAAGTTTCGATAACTTTGGCCTCTGCGGGATCGTCAGGGTCTCCTAACGACTTACCCATTAGTGACGGGTCGGCGTCCAATGGTCGAAACAGGCTTGTTATTTTTGCCGACGGCTCTGATTTGGGCGCAACTGCGTATGTTCGCCTTACGCCTAACGATTCCGAAAAAATTATCTATGTTAGAAATGCGCTTTCGGGAAGCAGGTCGATATTACTGTTTCAGGGCACGTATAACGCGTCTAACGATTATGAACTTCCCGCGGGCAGTACGGCTGTAATTTATTTTAATGGCGGTGGTTCCGGGGCAGTAGCGGCCAATGTTTTTAACAACGCTTATTTTGACGGATTGCGCCTCGGAAGTGTTTCTGTAACGGCGATCCTAGATGAAGACAACATGTCTTCTAATAGTGCGACAGCTCTTTCGACACAACAGTCTATTAAGGCGTACGTGGATACCAAAGTGGCCACTGTGGACACTTTGGCCGAAGTTCTGGCTATTGGTAACACCTCGGGCGGCACAAACATTGTGGTTTCTTCGGGTGACGCAATTACAGCGAATACCGTGAGCGAAACAAGTTCGGGATCGGGAGTCACGGTGGACTCTTTGCTGATTAAAGATGGGGGCCTAACTGCGGCGGGAACCTCTACCTTTGCGGGCCAAACCATCACTAATCTGGGGACGGTGACGACCGCAGACATCAACGGGGGCACTGTAGACGGCATTACATCGCTGTCTATGCCGAGTGGCACCGTAAACATCCAAGCTACGCACCCTACTGGCACCTCAAACGTCGGTTTTGGTAGCGGCACCTTTGCTGCTGTAGAAGCGGGGGCCACCCTCAACACAGCTATGGGTGTCAATGCACTACAAGATTTGACTACAGGTGACGGTAACACCGCTATTGGGTATCAGGCCGCGCTTAACGCCACTACTGCCAGTAACACTGTCGCTATTGGTAACGCTGCAATTGGCTTAGGTATCCTAACGGGCACAGATAATACCGCTATTGGCCGTCAAGCTGGTAACGACTTAACTAGCGGCACATACAACAACTTTATGGGCTATAGAGC